TGAGGCGGGTTTCTTCGTTTTAGGCTTCCGCCAGTTCTTTGATCGTCACCAGCACATGTCCACCAGCGGTAACCTCTCGTCTTGAAATCGTCAGCACGTCTATCTGACTGTCATCCAGCCAAACGCCGGCGTGGGTCAGGCTGTCCTGTACTGCTTTGATAAGGTTGTCTAAGTCACGCTGGCGGCGGTCAGGTGGAAAGGCCTGAATGTCCAGAGCAACACGGCCCCTGAGCGCCACCGGCATCGAGCGCAGCAGCTCCAGAACCTTTGCCCGAACCTCTGACCGGTAGAGCCGCCCCGGCTTGCTGATGAGCACCCTGGGCCGGCCTTTCACAACTGTGCTGCGCCAGTAGTGGTTCACCGATGGCGGGAAGGGCAGTTCTATCGTTTTGAGTTCTGGCATTGCCTGCTCCGCTTGCGCATTTCGAAAACTGTACGAACGTGACGCGTCACGTTTTCCTGATGTTCCTGCGGGCATTCCGCCAGCCTGGCTTTCCGTTCGTCCCGATCTACACCGGCGGTGACGTAGGCGCTCCACTCACCCAATGAGTTCATCCGGTCATCTCGTTAAGGTGGGGCCCGCCTTCTGCTAAGCTGCTGTTGCAACACAAATCAACTCAGAAAAAGGAGGCCCCATGGCCGCTCAAACCGATTCCCCTGAACGTATTGCCGCAGACATCCTGATTGCAGCGATTCAAACCGCTTCTGACGTGAGGCAGAAAAGAGATCTTTGCACTCCCGAAAATGCCGCTAAGCATTTCCAAACTATTTTCAACACCGTCATTAACGCCCGAGACACCGCAGCTGAGGATTAATCTCCCGAGGCCGGCACCACTTCGCCTTTGAGGTGGCGCAAGGCCCTATTGAAATCCTTCGCTGTTCCTTCGGCAGTCATTCCGGTTGCCGCCGTTATTTGCACCACCTTTTCCATCCGCCAGCGCACTTCTTCACTCGTAATTTCAACGCCTGCCGTGTGCTCTAACTTTGCGGTTACCTGGTCTTCTGTCATTACCATCACCTTCGTATCTGTTGGATAACCCGGGCGTACCGTTGGCAGAGGCCCGGGTTGTGTAAGGTCACGCGATGTTCTGCGTGGGGGCCACTTTGGGCTTTGCTGCTGCGGTTATTCGCTTCCGGCTCCCATACCAGTTGCTCTATGACACCCACCATCAGCTGGGGGCTGGCCGATTAATGCCGCGGGCCAGGCGCGGTGTGCAAAACACTGTACAAATAGCCACCACCGTTCAGGGCGGTATGTTTCGTGACTGAAAACGGTTTAATGGAAACCATCACGCAGCCTCTCCTGGCTCTTTGCTAGCAGGGAGGCCGTCGGTGGGGTTCGGGTAGATGTCGGGGCGGAGCTGGTGAGGGGTTACTTGCCAGCCTGTGGCGAAAGAGACCGCGATCACCTTTTCAGCAGCTATTTTCCGTAAACCGGAAACCCACTGATGAATAAGGCCTTGAGTGCAGTCGATTTGAGCCGCCAGCTGGCGTTGAGTGACCTTTTCACGGGCCATGTAAGCTTTGAGTGCGTTCATAGATAGGGATATTAGCGATGCTATTAAGCAAGGTCAATAGTAATGCTATTTGCTCGCCAAATAGTTCTGCTATTCAATTTGCAGTTATGACAAAGAGAAAACCGCTTACAGACGACCAAATTGCAGATGCACAGCGGCTGAAGAGCCTCTGGTATGCACGTTTCGACGGTGTAATGTCGCAGGAGGAGGCTGCTCACAAGTGCGGCTGGACCACTCAAGGGGCTTTTAATCAGTACCTTCACGGTAAAATACCGATTGGCCATAGGGCGCTGATGAAAATTTCTCGCGCTTTAGATGTTAGCCCTGAAGAGATTTCGCCGAGCATCACTAAAGATTTATATCCTGACGATGCAGAACAGCAGAAAGAGATTCAGGCCGAGATGCGAGGAGCGCTCCCGCCGCCTGCAGATGAGCTTGAGTTCGTCGGCCGCCTGGACGTCTGGGACAGCAACACCCCATTGGATGATGATGAGGTTGAATTGCCGCTATTCAGGGAAGTAGAGCTGGCGGCCGGCGCGGGCCAAACTCAAGTGATCGAGAACCACGGCGCCAAGCTGCGATTCGCCAAGTCCACGTTGTCACGGGCAGGCGTACAGAAAGAACACGCCGCCTGCGCATTCGTGCGAGGCAACAGCATGGAACCCGTCATGCCAGATGGCACTTGTGTCGGCGTTGATACTGGCGATACCACCGTCAGGGATGGTGAAATATACGCGATCGAACACGGCGGGATGCTGCGTGTGAAGTACCTGCACCGCCGACCAGGTGGCGGAATCAAGATCGTGAGCCAGAACTCAATCGAGCATGAAGCCGAGGACTACACAGCAACACGTGTGGTTGAAGAGAATATTAGGGTCATTGGGCGGGTGTTCTGGTGGTCGGTGTTGAGGTAGGGAATACACGGACAGTAACTAAATTTTAGTTGCATTCAGCAAAAAGGAACCTAGAATTGTGGCAAAACAGGATAAAACTGCCGAGAAGCTGAAGCAAAAGCCTACGCCAAGCGATATAAAATTTCGTGAACTTGAGAGCTTCCTTCTGCACAAAGGCTTCACCAAGAAAGAAAGCAAAAGGGGTTCTGGAATAAAATTTTTCTACAAACTCTCTAATGGTGGCGTGAGGCAGATAGCCCTCCACAAAAATCACCCCAGCCCCAGTGTATGCGAAGGGGCGATTGAAGATGTCGTTAAAGTCCTCAACGAGTTGAAAATGTTATGAAAGACAAAGTGTTCAAGTATGAAGGGCAGCTTGGATCAGTCGAGCCCGATATAACTCGAGGATATTTATATGGAAAATTGTTGCACATCAATGATCTGATCACCTATGAAGCGGCTACTATTCCTGCGCTTGAGAAAGAATTTCAGGCTGCGGTTGATGAATACCTAGAGGATTGTAAAGATCTTGGTGTCGAGCCGAACAAGCCGTTTAAGGGTGGGTTTAACGTGCGCGCTGGAGCGGAACTGCATCGCGAGATGGTATTTGAGGCTGCAGAACGTGGAATCAACCTGAATGAGGCATGTATTCAAGCCTTTAAGGCATATGTTTCAGTAACTGAGCCCGCAATGATTGAACACGTGCACAGCCACAACCATACTCACACATATCACCAAGAGTCAGGGAACTTTGACTTTGACGGAATCAATGCTGATGCCGTTAATTGGGGTATTAAAGATTTTGAAACGAAGTTAAAAGTTGTGGGAGGCACCGAATGCGAGTATTAAGTTTTATAGACGCATCGAAGCTTCGAATAATGCACATGAGAGTTGCATCAATTAGTGTTGATATTCCTGATATAAAAAAGTTTTCTAGCGGCGGCAGGATCGGGATAAATACAGATTTACAATTTGAAGCCAGCAAAGGGAATCTGATCGTTGGTATATCTATTCACACAAATATTAAGAAGTTGATAGATGGTCAAGTCAGTGATGGAGAAAGTGATTCGGAGAATGCTGGAACTGCTAGTGTAAAATATCTCGTGACTTACTCGTTGCCTGAAGGTCATGGTTTAGAAGACGGTTACCTTGAAAAGATTGAGCCATCGCAAGCGGAGACGTTTGTTCACGCTCTTCAACCAATATTAGTCATTCGTCTCAATACTCTGCTTCACGAGACCGGCGCCGTAAACTTGAGTATTCCACCACATATGTACGCCGCCAATAGTGGAAAATTCATAGAGTAAAAAATCTTAATGCTTAAAATTGTTACCCGCAATAATCCGCCAGCTGCTGCTTGTAGTGCTGAAGCTGGCGGGCTGATGGTTCCAGGCCGTTTACCTTCACGATCCTGACAAACCTGCTCACATAGCTGCATTTATCGGCTGGCGGCAAGCATTCCTTGTGGCCTTTGGCACCTTTCTGCCTGTTCAGGCCTAGCTCTACGCTCCACAGATCTACGCGATCGTTAGCGAAGTGCTCCCGCTTATCCCTTGGCAGTTAGTGATCTCACGCCCACGGTAGCTCGAACTTTCCAAAGCTGTAACTACATACATTCTTATTTTGCGAGCAAAAACGAGAAGTCACGCGATTACATTGCGACAATGGGTGGGATTAGTTAGGCTGCTGTTAATGTAAGTTTTTTAGACCTATGGAGGAAGGTAAAATGCGGAGTTATGTGGAACGCACTTTCCTGCAATATCGCGGAACGCGGTCTAACCACTCTTATGCGATAGAGCGAGAGGTTTTGAGTAATGGAGAATAGCTTGCTAAATTTTGTCCTAGGTGCAGGCATCAGTGGTGGCGTTCTAGGTGCGCTAATA